AAATAAAAAGACCGAAATTTTATTTTCGGTCTTGTTAAAATGTATTATATAAAATACTTTTACAAAACCAACGATCTCTCATAATCCTCTGAGAACCATGAAGTATTAATATATGTATTATTGAATGTCGTTGTTTTCATATTAGTATTTATGCTTTTAAATTTGTTTAGGTTTAACTGGTTTTACACCAAGAGCAACAGATAACTGATTATGGCTCATTGAAGGAGTAACATCTCCTTGAAAGTGGAAAACCTTTCTAGCGTAGTTTCCTCCCATTAAATCAACGTGTTCAGGATGATCTTTTAGATGCTGTTCAATATCTTTAGTTAGTTTATAATGCTCATGGTGAACTTTAGCAGCTCTTTCATGTAAAGCTTTGAGTTTATTCGTACCAATTTGAGAATTTTTACTATTAGAGTTAATTCTTTCTTTCTTTCTAGCAGCTTCTCTAACACCACTATATTTATCTTCTAAAGCTTTAGAAATATGCTCTGAAGTTACATTAGGATGTTGTATAGCAGCAAATCTAACATATACATCTTTATCTTCTAGAGCTTTAGAAATATGCTCTAGAGTTGCATTAGGATGCTCTATAGCAACTCTTCTAACATATTCATCTTTATCCTTCAATGCTTTAGAAATATGCTCTGAAGTTGCCTTGGGATGTTCTAGAGCAGCTGCTCTAACATCTTCATCTTTATCTTCTAGAGCTTTTGAAATATGCTCTGGAGTTGCATTAGGATGTCTTATAGCAGCTCTTCTAACATATCTATCTTTATCTTCTAGAGCTTTAGAAATATGCTCTGGAGTTGCATTAGGATGTCTTATAGCAGCTTCTCTAACATCTACAGATTTATCTTCTAAAGCTTTGTCTATGTCGATATCTTTTAATCTAGTATCTTCTGTTAAAAATTCTTTAAATGTTTTCATTTGTTTAATCCTTTAATATTATTTATATTATTTATATTATTTATATTATAGTATTTTATCAGGATTGCAACAATAAAAAGAAGGGAAATATTTAATATTTCCCTTCTAAATCAATTATTTAATATAAATTACTAAAAATTCTTAGTTTTAATAATATATCAATGAATACATTATTCATTATCTTTTAACAAGCATTTAGAAAAATCTGCAGAATACCATTTTGACTGTGCTTCTGGAGATTTATCCTTCTGCCACTTCTTTGTCTCTGGGTTGTATGAACCAACTCTAGATGAAATTTCTTTGATAACTTCATCCATTACTTTATCTCCGTCATATCCATACTTAGCCATCTCTCCGTAAGAAAATACAATGATGTCAGCCATAGCATCAATACGACCTTCAGTATCTGAAGATTCTAGGAATTCTCCAAGTTCTTCGGTAATCATAGCACAGAAGCCTTCCCTTGAAGGAGTTTGTTGAGTGATCAAACGCTCGTCCGACCACTCCTTAATACGTTCAAAATTAGTTTTATTCATTATACATCCTCTTCGTTCCATCTATTTCATACTCTGCTAACACTTTAGATACATGCTCTTTAGCAACATCATAAGATACTAGACCCGTTTCGTCAGCGTATTGAACAGGATCATTACGATTAAGCTTTATAAAAGCTTGAATACGCTCGATCGATGACGAACTACGAAAATCACTAAACCATTCATCATCAACTTTGAGAGGTTTATAAGATGTATTAGTTCGTTTATATACCTCGTCAAAATCTAAACCAAGCTCTTCGCAGAGAACTTCTCCATCTTGAAGAATAGTAAACTTATCGCCATATAGATATGGCACATAATAAGATACATTTTCAGCATTCCAATTTCCGATTCTAAAGGCGGCATCATCAGCATCTCTAAATTCTTGACGACAATCAGGATATACTGCATGATCTCCTGCATGAATACCTAAAGCAATAGCAGTAGGCTCATTATCCTTGCTAGCCATAGACAAAGCTACCGCTTGAGTAATAGATGAAAAGATTTTATTACGATTAGGCACTACAGTTTCTCTCATAGTAATTTCAGCATAGTGTCCTTCAGGCACTTCCCAATCTGCATTGATCAAAGAAGAGCTTAGAAGAGATTGAAGACCTTCAAGACGAATGACTTCATACTTAAAATCAAAACCTTTAGATCTAATATATTCAACAAGAGACTTAGCTCTTTCAAGTTCAAGCTCATGCTTTTGCCCATAGTAGAATGAGAGAGCTACTACCTTACCTCCAACGTCCCTGACTTCCTTGATACATCTTAGAAGCAGAGTAGAAGAGTCCATTCCACCTGATAGCGATACTACCACGTTTTTAAAATTAGTCATTTTATTTCCTTATTGTTAGAACAGTGTGTTGTTTATAGTGATTAGTTCTAGTAAATCACTTTAGATATAATTTTTAACAGAATTAAAAAATCTATCTAAATCTTTATATAGATAGTGTTTCTCGTTAATTCGATGAGATATTCTATCAATTACAATTTGATAATCTATTATACTATGATTATAATCTAACATCACCAGCACGACCTAGTGAACACTATCAATTTTTCAATCTCATTCCTATTTTGTTTTATCCTTGTTAATAATATTTAACACTTGTTCAACACGCTCTCTAACAGAGCCTGATACTTGATAGTATTTTATTTTCTCTTTATCTAAAGTCATTTGAAACAATGTATCAATTTCATCACGAAATCTAATATCTGTTGATCTTGTGCCATCATTTTCAATATCAAATTCGGGTCTAATTAATAAAATGTAATCATAACTATTAACACATTTATGAAAAACTTTATAAACATCTTCTAATACGTGTTTAGACAATTTCCCTTGATTAAACAACCATTGACTATAAACATAACCATCAATTGCAGTTCTGTCTGTAACAAAGTCATCAAACATGTACAAGTTGTATATATGTTTCATCATTATAATAGTTTGAGTAGAGTCTGTGCCATCCTCATTAATAGGAAAACCTAAGCTCTTAACCCATCTAGTAATCTCTGTGCAAAAACTATAATTTTTAAATTGAGCTTCAGATCTTAGGGCATTTAAAAGAGTAGTCTTCCCTGAAGAATGGACACCAGTAATTCCTATTTTCATATCTATCCTATATATTTGTTAATTGAATTTAAAAATCTAGGCGAGTCTGGATATAGATGAGGCTTTTCGCTTATTCTAGAAGAGATCCTATCTATAGCAACATGATAATCTCTTCTAGAAGGGGAGTAATCGTTCATAAGATCCTCTCTATAGGCAGACTCGATCCTATTTAATCTGCTAAGATATTTTTCCTTATCTGTATTCATTCCTCTATTTACTATTTCATCATATAAAGAAATGAATCTATTTCTAATATAAACACCTTTATCATAGAAGAATCTACAATGCCCTCCGTTTAATGTATACTGCAAAGGAGTATCATCAAAAGGTTTATTGCCATCTATTCTCTTTTTGATAAGATGCATAAACTGGGTAATTTCTTTATATTCTGCCACCAGATGACGGTTAGTCAAGTCTCTCGGATCTACTAAGTTGATTCTCGTCATATTCATTCCCGTTCACAAAATATCTAAATTGATTGATATTATTATACATCAATTTTAAATTAATGTCTTCTATTTTTTTAGAATATACCATATCTAAATTGGTTTTAGGTTTTGTTTGCAACCCCATTGAGGTGTAGTGAATATTTTCTATAGCAGACATGATAGGGCTACTTGTGTCCACAGAATAAATCCAAGAATATCCTCTATAATGAATAAATTCCTGGGGAAGCCAGGTTCCCAGAAGATGATGTTTAATATTTTTATCAATAATATTAGATCTATTCATAAAAGATATTAATTTTACTCTTTCACTAGCTTGTAAAAAAGGATCTCTGTGTATCCATGAATATACAAAAGGAATGGCAATATATTGCAGATCAGGAACTTTTGAGAACTCTTTGTAACACTCCACCATTTCTTCAAAAGAATTACCTTGTATTACTGGCATAGATGCTTGTATACAAGAGGGATATTGTTCTATGAAGGATAATGACCTTTTTATTGTATCCTCTTTAAATCCAAGCTTATCAGGCAATATGACTACATCAGGATTGATCTTTTGATAATATTCATACAATATAGAGGAATCTAAAGATTCCCCTAGTTCAAAGCAGGAATTGTCGAGATAGACAATTCCTCCATTCTTTTTATAATTAATGGCGTATTCTAAATATACAGGATCTCTCATTGCTATATGAAGAAGGATGTAAAGGTAGTCTGATATATTATCTTGTTCCTGCAACATTAATTCTAGAGGAACTTCGTGTGATATTAGTTTATATTTTGCGCTTTGCAATTTCATTATTTAAATTATCCATAAAATTAGTATGATCTTTAGGCACTGATTTGAATTGAAAATTATATTTCCTTTTAGATAGATCCTTGAACACCTTTAAAAGATCGTTCGTTGATATGTCTTCTAAATTATTAACATTATCAACACAAGATTGATATTCATTATAATTATTTTCAATATTATGTATGCAATTATTGAAAATCTCCCTATTATTATTCTCATATGATAGAGATGTCATTTTTAACCAATTGAGAACTCTCTCATAGTTATGAATATTTTTATTAGAATTAAGAAAGTTGATGATGAATTTTATTTTTTCATCAACTTTCTTAATAGATTTAGCATCTACCCTAACAATTTGCCAATGTATATTGAATTTATTAACTTTCATATCAGTAATATATCACAAAATATTAAATAAATCAATACTATTCTTTGTTGAAAATGGACATAAATTCGGATCGCAGTTCAGGCACCGTTCGAAATTTACCTCCCATCTTAGATGTTACAGTTGAAGAACAAGAATCCTCAACTCCTCTAGACTTAACACAATAATGTTTAGCATCAATAATAACAGCAATATCATCAGTGCCTAGAATATATTGAAGAGCAAAGTAGATCTGTTCAGTAAGCCTTTCTTGAATTTGAGGACGTCTTGCAAAATATTCAACAATTCTATTTAATTTAGAGAGGCCAAGAACTTTATCATTAGGAATATATCCAATAGTTGCTGTGCCATCAATTGTAACAAAATGATGTTCACATGCAGACATAACAGTCACATTGCGCTCTACAACCATCTCATCATAATTCATTTTATTAGCTACTGTAGTACATTTTGGAAATGATTCATAGTCAAGGCCCCAGAATATTTCATTGACATACATCTTAGCAACTCTCGTAGGAGTTTCTTCCAGACTATCATCCGATAGATCTAAACCAAGAGTTTCCATGATAGATTTGAAGTGTTTTTCGATAATATCAATTTTCTCTTTGCGATCTAATTGATTTTCTTTGATAGGAGTTTCTACTCCACATTTTACGAGATGTTCGTGAATTTCTTTTCCTAGAACAGGATCACATTTAGTTTTATTAAACGACATTTATTTACCTTCCTTACATGGTTGTTTGTTTATGATTCGATACCTTTGTGTATCGTTTTTATTTATTCATATTGCTTACTTTGAATATGATGATCTAGATTTAGGCGTTTCAAACCAATCCACCCTAGATACTTTGATATCTATTAAAGACATTTTATGTTCTGTGATATCAAAAAGCCACTTACAAAAATTTTCAGATGTAGGCACAAAATCAACAATTGTGTACCCTTCAAGAACTTCTCCTATGTATCCGTTAATTAGTGTAGAAATTTTCTCAGCAACCTTTATTGATGTCCCAGGAATGTAAATCGGATCATATACTAATTCTACATCTGGATTCAATTTGCTCCAATTGTATACAACTAGATTATCAAACATGGGATCATTTTTATCGATAATGAATTTATGATCTAAAACATTATCTAAAAAGTTTTTCAACCATCCTAGATGTTTAAAATCTGTAACCATTCCACGTTCAAGAGACTCTCCTTCAAGAAATACGTGAACTAGCCCTTCATGTCCGTGGAGATGACGACATTTGCATTGAGTATCTCCTGTCTCACAATAATTAGTATTTAATTTTTGAGACCAAACACGATGACCATAACAGAACGAAAACTGTTTATCAATAGTCCATTTAGACATTTTTAATTTACCTTTCTATATTTGATTGATATAGCGGCAGAATTTTATACAGGGATGACACTATGAAAAGACCTGTGTGAGGAATAATATTTATGCTAATCCAGCGTATAGATGTATCTGTAGATTCAACACACATCCATTCTGAATACAATAATTAGCAGCGTATTTGTGATTCTTTTCATTAGCTTTCATGTCTAGCAATCCTTCTTCCCAAAACTCAATAACTTCATCAACATAAGACCTCTCTTCTAAAGTTACATTATCTTGTTTTTCTCCTCTAAGCTCTTTAGATTTTTGAGGTTCTCTATTATAGATATTCATAGGAGAAACAAATACAGTCTTTCCTGTTTTGTTTTTCCATTGAACAGCAAAATCAGGAATTGTACTATAAGGAGAATCTGAATTAGATTCCATAACAAATTTTAGACAATCTGCTCTATCTAATACTTCTTGTCTTGGATTTAGATATTTAACTGGTGATCCGTTCTTTTCTGAACACTTAGGAGAAATCACTAACACTGTATCATCAGGGATTTCTTGATATACTGTTCCATTACTTTCAATTTGAGTATGTTCAAAAGTTGCTCCAACCGTTGAAAGAAAATCTCCAATATTTTTCTGAAGCATAGGTTCTCCTCCAGTCATCACTAGAACCATCCTGCGATCCTTAGCCCATTGAGGTATAGTTAAAGATCTGCTTTTATAATATTGTTCAATAGTGTTTGATATTCTCTGGTCAATATCTGAAAATGATAACCAATCTCCTCCGTCAAAAAAAGTATCACAGAAGCTGCATTTAAGATTACACTTTGCTAATCTTACAAATACAGCAGGATATCCTCTAAAAGGTCCCTCTCCTTGTAATGTAAAGAATATAGATGTTACAAATAACTTATTAGCACCAGCTTCAGAGAAGAATTTTTGTCCAACAATTTCATTTTTTCCAAACATTTATGATATTTCCGTTCCTACCATTTTAACTCCTGAAACCGTTGCTGCGGATGCCATGAATTGATATGGTCTGTTTTGATTGTTATTATATATAGAGGTTAATTGATCTTCAATATCTTCGTCTGATTCCACATGAATACTAACTTTATCAAATTCAAATTTTAATTTATATTTTGATTTATTCATTAGTCCTCTATGTATATTAGTGGTGCGCCTGGAGGGATTCGAACCTCCGACCAAACCGTTATGAGCGGTCCGCTCTAACCAACTGAGCTACAGGCGCATATAAGTAATTTTGGTAGTCCTAACCGGATTCGAACCGATACTACTCCCTCATCTGGGGATGCGAAGGTATAAGCTTCGTGTGCTAACCGTTACACTATAAGACCGTTATTCTTTATATATTATAAAATATTTTTCGTTAGATTTCAACTGTTTTTAAAGACACGCTTTCAATGTTATAGCAATCAGAGTCTTCAGTAGATGAATCATCCTCATTCCAATCAAAACTATCCCAATCCATACTATTATTTACAATGTCTTTGGCTTGTTCTTCAGAATCTGCCTCAACTTCGACAATCGCAGAGTCATACGCAATTACTTCTCTTTCTCTAGTTACATGAACTGCGTACACAGAGACTTCTTTCTGGGATGATCTTGGTATAATAAATGGACTTTCAACCATTTTTTGAATTTGTTCTTTTGTATATTTTCCAAATGAAGGGTGTGTCATATGTATTACTCCTATGTACTAATTGTAATAATGCTATCAAATCCTTCTTCATAGGAAGGTTCTTGATAATATTTAACCATATCCTCTATTGCTTTCTGTGGAATATCTCTCCCAATACTAACTCTCGACTGGTTAATATTGGTAAGATACTCTAAATTTCTATCAAATACAACAGCTTGTTTATAATAAACTGAAGAAACTCTAGATAAAAATCTCCTACGAGATTTTTTTGTCATATTAGTACGATCAACAACAATGTTTAGATTATTTTTTATAGCATCATTGAACATATTATTCATATGAATTTCCGCGTCATTATAAAAAGTTTTAAATACCTCTCTGTATGAAGAATGAAATTCTTCAGCTTTCTGTTCTATGTATTCATCTGTTGATATTATAACTGGAAGATTTTCTGGAGCATTAATAATATTAGATCTCCATGTCGACTTTCCTGATCCAGGCGCACCAACCAATATTCTCAGAGATGGTCTTAGTTTATCCATAATGTTATCCATCCAATTATATATATTAATGATATTATCAAATTCACAATCCACAAACTAGTTTCTTTCATTCTATAGGCTGCACACATCCAGCCAAACGCTCCTAAAAATCCAAGAATTTTATTCCATGGAAGGAAATCCATTGTGGCTGTAATAGCAGCAACAATCAATATGAATGTAGAACTCCACTTTAACCAAAAATCAAAATTATATCTCATTTAAATATTATATAACATTTCTTCTAATTATTCAATAGCATTTTCTGTGAAGTATTAAGTTTAATCCTCACACGTCTCTAATATATCAGTTAAGCATGCTCCTCCGTTGTAGAACATTACGATATAGTCAATTGTTCCATCTGGATTATTTGTAAACTCTCTAACGTCTTCATCTAATTCTTCGTCCTCAAGAATTTCATAAATTCTCCCAGACTTACTGATAAAATACTTTTCATAGAAATGTTCAAAAAAATCATACGCTATGTTGTTACTATCAAATGAATATCCCTCATTTTGCAATTGATCTTTCATAAAATCTTCTTTTGTTAAAGAAGATTCCACTAGTCTCATTTTACCTTTATGAATTTCTGTATTAGACATCATATAATCCTTGTTGTTGATTAAGTTCTACCATTTCGTCAAAAGCCTTTTCCGCGTCTTTGATTCTCTGCATAGCATCTATCTCATCAAAGTAAATATCCATAGCGTACATTAGAGATTCTCCGCTATCACCATCTCCTCCAAACTTCAGACAAAGACAATCGTTTTGAAAAACATAATCAATGTCTGCAACAGCTCGACAAATCTCTTCAGATCTAGGATGATGTTCCCATCCTTCTTCCCATCTCTTTTCAATATCATACTCAACACCTGGAATTTTTTCATAGTCTTCTTTATTAATAATCATTTACTAACATTCTCCTAAAACGTTTCTAATGCTTTCTAAAAAATCTTTTTGTCTGTTGCATCGCCAGGCATGATGACAATACACAACAGCATCTTTTGAATAATGATGACTATTCTCTTTTAAGTGAAGTTTAGCGCAGGATTCTAAAAGAAACATCCCTTTATATGTATATACATATTTCGCACGATACACATATATGTCATGCTTCAAGCAGAAATCTTCAACATCCTTGGCATATAATATATCTCTATCAATTAAATAATCAATTTCTTCATAACTTGTAGAATCAATATCTAGATTGGATTTAGTCCACTCGATTACATCCTCTAGAGTATCTACACATTTTTCTGGACCATCACAAGATGCAATTTGATATAGCTCCTCATCTTCATAAACAGAGCACGGTGATATTTCCTTGTCTCTAATAGAAAAATATATTGGATACCCAGTTCCGTGATTGTCTTGGGTAAAATATTCATCAATAAACTCAATCAATTCATGCTTATTCATCACATCACCTTAAAATTATTATAATCAATAAATGGTAAAATTTTAGTTAGCTAATTGGTCGATTTCTATTTTAGATTGTTCTAGTATTAGATTAAACAATTGATTAGATTCCATTATATTAATATCTTCTGCGTTTAATTTCAACATATATTTTTCTATTGCTGATTTAAAAAACACAGTAAAGTTATCTTCATGTTGACTAATATACATAAATGAAACAGGTACTTGTTTGATATTTTCAACAAGATAACACACATTATGAAGTTTTTTGACAATATCATTTAGATAAAATTCTAATTGATATTTTTCTTGTTTTTCTATTTTAGATTTTCTCGATTTCATTTAAGCCTTCAAAGATTCCAAATACAAAGCTTCACGGAGCAAATACCCTTCCAATGCCCAGATTTGCTTGAAAGCATCATCATAAGCAATTTTTTCACCAAGTTCTTTGTTGAAGTTTCCGGCATGAGCACAAGCTGATTTTCCTACAACGGTAAAACCATTTTCCAGTGTCAAAACGCAAATTGTGAGTGTGGAACCTGCATGAATGCTATATTCAGCAGATTTAATACGGCTCTCAATTTGCTCTTTGGTCACCGTGCGCTCTGGGCGCGATTCGAGAAGCGAGTCTCGTTGTTCGTTAGTAAGCATATTTTTAGTCCTTTCGTTTTTGTATGTTTTTTTAGATTGCCAATGCGTCAAGTAATGTGGCCAGACGTTGTTCAAGGGCCCTGACATAGGCAGCCTTTTCCATGAGCAACACCCCTAAAGGCGAGTTGATACACGGCCCACGGCACTCCTCAGGGGCTTGTTCTGGTACGGGCATATTACGGATCACGGGGGACAACCTTGTGGCCAATAAATCTATTCTCTTGTCTAGGTCCAATATCGACAAACTCAACTCGTTTACCACTTTTTTCAGTTCGCTCTCATGAGCTTCCGACATCTTGCCGCTAATAATCATTTTTTAGTCCTTTCGTTTTTGTTAAACTTCCAAGTAATGTGTTATATAGAAAGGATCTGAATTATCATTCGATCTCCATTGATCTCCTTCCCAATACACCCAACAAAAATAATCACATTTACTTAAATCATTAGTGGTTGATCCTCTAACCCATAAAGGACAACCGATTACCTTAGGAGCATTCTTAATGTCTTTCCACATAATTTTCAACATCCTCAAATAAATAGTGAAATTTTTCGTCCATCCAATCTTTATATCCATAAGGCTTTTGTTTTTAAGACTTAATATACTCACTAGCATCTATTATAGTGACCTGTCCTGTATTAAGTAATTGATCCAATATCGATGCAATATTCATCCGAACCATCTCACTATCCTTATGGCACTTATAAACACTTCCTGAATATCCATAGAACAAGTAGTAGTCTCCATCAACTTCAACTTTAGTGACTCCTGAATTTAACTTCCATGAATCACCATATAGATACCCTCCGGACCAACCTGCTAAGACTTTATAAAAGATCCCATGTTCTTTTGTGTCAAATTTTAACAATAACCAATTATCAGGATTATATTCACTCATATCAATGTCTTTCTATTTTCGGAAAATGATCCGCAACATGAGATCCCGCCCATGCCGCTGGTTTCAATATAGGATTAACTCCACAACTAGCTTTGACGTATCCTACAGCTTGTTGCACAACTTTATTAGATTTATACTTTTCATTTGGATTAAGATCTAGATGAACTTCAACTTCAATATCAGGAAAATGTTCTACAAACTCTAAATATAATTCACTAGCCTTGTAAACTTCAGTCATTAACCTGTATGATGGTTTAGACTTAACATCATAATCTCTTTCGACAATAGTTTCTCCAAATACTTTACCTCCATTATTACCATTTATATGAACAACAATCACCTTATGAAATTTAGCATGAGGCTCCTTGTTCTTTACAAATCGTTCAGAATCAACCCCAATATATACTTTAGTATTTGGTCCTTGTTTATCTATAAATTGTTTAATTTCATTGTAATCAATCATCTAAACATCTCCTGAAAACATTACAGGTTTCCATCTAACAACATCTTTTAGAATATCATCAATACAAAATTCTTGATATTTAGAATCTCGACAACTATGTTTAAGAATCAATTGTTTGATATAACTCCTAGCATACAAATCATCAAATTCCACATCAGTAAACAATTTAAATAAAAGATCCATCAACCATTTAGGTGTCACGTTGATGTAATTGATAGCAAGATCTTTTCTAGTGATACTAGATTGTTTCATATTAATAAAATTGCTTTCAGCTATAGTAACCATCTGATTGATTCTTTCGTGAAGAGAAACTTCAAAATTTTCTAGTTTAGTTAGATCATCTTGATCTAAAAATGGTTTCAAATCATCAATTTTCTCTGTAAGGATTAAATCTGTTATATGACGTTCTTTGGATAAGGATGACTTTGCTCTATGTACTTTGCAGTAATGATCATGTTTAATTTTAACCATATGTCCAGTATCAAATCTAATCACATATCCTTCATCAACAGTATTTGTTGATTGTTGATGTTTGATTGCCTTTAGATCAATATAGTGTGTGTTTACAATAGGTATACTCCACTTATCATGAACATCTAAAAGATCATCATATGAACTGTACATTCCATCATATTTGTTACGAATAGCAGTTAACCATAAACATTCTTTGTCTCCGTAATCAACCACTATTCGATCTTCAGGAGAATACCATTCGAAAATAGGGGAAAATCCTTTTGAGTCAATATCATTAAAGAAATCAATATAGTTAAGATTTCTAGACACAAACGAGGATACTCTAGGAGTTATATGAGTTTTACCCATCTTCGTCCCCCATATCAACTCTCCTGAATTCACCTTAAAAGGAATAATCATAGATCCGTCTAATTTACTTAAAACTGAAAATTTTTCATTGGTCATATGGAAAGATACAATATCTTCTGATATATCTTCTCTTTCACCTGAATTGAAAAATTTATGATATCCTCTTCTAAGAATATTTCCAGATTCACTGCAAAAAATAATTCCTCTGCATTCCCTGCGAATAGCAGATCTCAAATCATTAACAGAAGGAAATGTTAATTTGTCGGGTAAGATATAATTGATTACAGTATATTCACCTTTGTTTGCGATAATAAAATTATCATCAACATGAGGTAATACATCATCAATGTTGTTAATAGTAGGAAACTGATAAAACATAATAATATCCTAGCACTATGATTTAATTTCTGATATTTTCTTCATTCCCATAGCAAATGGGTAACATATGATTGACAAGAGGACAAGAAGCAATATGATAACTACATCATAACGATCTGCTGGTTTGAGATTATTGGCTTTATCGGTTAATATAAAAACACAAATACTTTTAAAAATTGTTCCTGTATAGAACAGACCATACAAAACATACACAATCACTAAAAAATCAATCATATATCATATTCCTTTCCAAGGTTCTTATCAATCTTTATATTATTATATGGTAAATTTTGGTTTGAGTCAACTATCAAATACACATTTGTTGCAGGATTTATTATATAGATAATATGACAAATCATTAAAACAATTATTAATATTATAATATATTTGTTAATTTGGCTTGATTCCTTTAGTATGAGATCCAACTCTTTCCTTGACCATAGCAAAATCACTAGCCCATGAAACTATATCACGGACAGTCTCTTCATCAAGACTTAACTGCTTGTTACTATATTTTATAAGAATATTTGCAAATATTCTTTTTGCGTCGTTGATGTTTTCAGTAAATATATTCATAACAGAAATTGATTCTGCTATATCGTCTACTGAAAATGTTTTAGTATTGTTTTTTTCCAATTTGATACTTGCTCACTAAATTCCATTTGTGTTTGTCTTTGTATGGGATAACTTCAAAGTTAAATACGATATTAGCATCATAATCTTCTTTGAGTTTCAGTAGCCCCCATTTTTGAAGCAGGGCTGCAATAGAATTTCTTCGAGTTATATCTTCCTGTGTTAAGGTGCTCTCTTTTCCGTCAAATAAAAACATTTCTTTAAAATGTACAATAGCATACACAGAGGTGTTATTATATGTTTTATGAAGAATATGACACGATTGATATAATGTGTTATTAGATGATATTCCAATACGCTCTAAAGTCTCTTTAATCTTTAAGAAGTTGTTATCTGATATAATATCAACTTCTACTCCATGCCCATTAAATACTGGTGACACTGTCTTCCATCCTGTTGTTAATTTCTTTTATCTTGTCTAATTGTTCAGCCGATAGAACATCAGCATATTGGAGAGCTTTTTTATATGAGCATCCGCAATATTTCTTTATATCGTCTATACTATTTATAGATTGCTTCTTTATCCATTTGTTGTATCTAGATTTGTTATCAAGTCCATAAAAATAAAAATCATATTGCATCTTAGAGGATAGATGACTATTCATATTCATCATATTAGCAAACAATATATCATCTCCAAAAGAATAATTTTTGTTTATAATAAAACTATTATATTCTTTAGTAGTCATCAATCCTTCATCAAGCATATGATTTTTCTTATTGTTTAGACTAGGTATAATTTCTTTGAATAGATCAGCCAATTTTATTTAAACCCTACTGTTTGCATTAATTCTACCATCATAGCCATCAAGTTAATCTCTTGATCAACAACAAAAGATCCTTGATACATATACTTTGAAATCACAAGGATCGCTTGTGGAATGTCGTCAGGAGCACATTCAGTATACATGGCATTATAAAAATCAGTATAGAAGATTTCAATATCCATATTAACATTATCAACAATCCACTGGCGAGCTCCTGTCAATTCTCTTTTTTTAAGACTAGAAATAAGAGAATCTATATTAGTATTTGATAAAAGATTCAACGCGTCAGTGTCAATTGATCCTACAGAGGACAATCTTTGGAGCTCGTTTAGAATTCTTCTATTGTCCGGGTAGAATTTTTTAACAATCTCTACCACAACACCTTTATCAAAAGTGACATTTTCTTGCTTGAGAATTGAAAATACTCGTTTAACAAACTCTAACAATAAACCAGATCTGTCCTGTTTAGATGATGTAAAATCTATACACGTAGTCCTTGAATGAATAGGTTCTATCAATTTATTTTTATAATTACAAGTTAGAATAAATTTTACAAAATGAAATTCTTCCATAGTTGCTCTAAGAGCCGCTTGTGCAATGTTTGAAAATCCATCACTTTCATCAATAATAATACATTTAGGTTTACCATACATAGACATTGATGATGCAAAATCTCTAATCGTAGTGCGGACAGTATCAATATTTCTTTGATCTGATCCATTAATCAAGATATACTCATATCCTAACTGATTGCACAACGCTTTAGCTGATGTTGTTTTACCAGTCCCAGCACCTCCACTTAACATAAGATGAGGAAAATTCTTAGAGCTAATAAATCCAAGAAACATATCTTTAATATGTTTAGGAAGAATGCACTCTTCAATAGTTGAAGGTCTGTATTTTTCAGACCATACATAATTATCAACCAAATGTGTATCCATTAATATACCTCTTTACGAGCAACAACGTACATCATTGTTCTGTTATTGAGAGGATTAAATTTAACAGCACGTTCACATACAGTCACTTGATAATCATCAGGAATTACTTTTAATGACTCAGCAGTAACCACTACATCTTCATTGATCTCGATGCCGTTAGCTTCCCCTAAATCATATGTGATAGTATTTGAAGACGGGTTGTCACAATCTTTAGCAATGCACACAACAGCTCCGTCTTCTACCGCAAATTGAATATGAGGTAGCTGTAGAATATTGGATTGTTTTTTAATTTTGTCTAGCTGTTCTTTTGAAATATCTACAGAAACAATCTCGTCTCCTGTTTCTGGTGATCCTTGACAACTAACAACAGCTCGGGGATCAGAATAGCAATATTTGATCTTTGCTTTGTTTTTATCAGATTTGATGACAACATGAGAACTATGGAAATCTAATTCTGCGTCGTCAAATGCATCGTTAATATTTAGAAACCTTCTCAATTCAGAGATTGAAACATCGTGAGGAAAATGCTCAGGAAGTTCTACACTAAGAGCTATTGAAGTAGAAACGGATGCAGTGGTAACTAATGTCTTATTATTAACTGTTTTCTTAATAATAATACCTCCGTTGATATCAACGATATTGTTGAGAACTTTTTTCGTAAATTCTGATAATCTAATTGTCATTTTAAATTCCTTCGTTATTAATTTTGTGTAGAGGTTGCTTCGGTTTCAGATGAAGAAGATTGATTGCCTTCATCTTCATCCGAAAATCCTAGCTTTTCGTAATATGATCTAAATTGCTGATTAATATCATCTGGATATCGTTCACATGCCATTTCAAGAGCCATTCTCTGTGATCCTAAAATATAATATCCTTTGACCATATTAATCAATGTTCTGGTTGTGATGACCTCTTCGATATCTCCAGCTTTAAATCTCTCTCTAATACCTTCTGCCCATTTACAAATGTTTTGAACATAAGTCGCATACATTTTTAACGTCTTATTGTCTAGAATTGATTTATCTGAAATATCACAAATGTCTGCAATATATCGAGTCAGGATTTGTCTCTCTATATTAGATGGAGGATATTCTTGGTTAATCATTGCAGGAAACCTGTCCATGAATGCTCCATTCATGATACTTGATCCAATATATTTCCCGTCATCAGATCCACGACCTTTAGTGTTTGATGTAGCAAACACTGTAAACCCATCTGCTGGTTTAATATATTCACCAGTTTGCTTTAGCAGAACACCTTTGCCTTCCAATACAGATTGCAAGCATAAAATTTTATTAACGTGTCCCATGTCTAATTCATCCAACAATAACACAGCGCCTCTACGAAGAGCTTCTGTTACAGGACCTTCTTGATACACAGTGTTACCATCAATCAGTGTATAATGGCCAATGAGATCACTTTCGTCTGTCTCTGTTGTAAAGTTTACCCTGATATACTCTCGCCCAAATGGTTTATCTGCTTTAACATATTCATCGAAAACTTTAAGTTTTGATTGTTGTGACATCTTAAGGAACGTATCGGGTAAATTTGCAATAGCGCATGCTTGCTCTACCATGGTTGATTTACCGTTACCTGAATGACCTGTGATCCACACAGGATAAAATTGTTTAGATTTAATAATCTTTAGAACTGTTTCGAAATGACCCCATACAGTATACTTGTCGTCGTATTCTGGAACGAATACTGATTGACTCATTGTAGATGATCTGCTTGAATTTTTTGAAGGATGTTCTGTATTTTCTGTTTGTAATACTTTGATCATTTTAATCACTTTCTATCATTATGTGTAATATAGTAGATTATATAGCAATTATGAAATTTGTTCAATGAAAACTTTTAAAAATTGCATACTTTTTAAAGAATGTTTAGCTATACCAGTTTTAAATGCGTTATCTATATCATGACTATTAGCAGTTGTTGACAAAGAAGATAAATCATTTGTATTAATATCGTTCAAATATGAAGATAACAACTTTGTTGTGAGAAAGAAGTATCTATCATATCCTTGAACTTCGTTAGTTTCAAAAATGCCTTTTTGTTTTAATTCATTGCTGTATCTGCTTGCATTAGGACTATTAGAAGGAATGAAAGTTCCTGCAAAATTATATACAGTCCTTTCGCACAGATAAAATCCTATGGTTGAATATATATTGCATGAATTTTTCATATACTCTGTGAGAGCTTGCCAACAATTATCCTTTGACTTTACACTGTACTTATTAAACTTTCGATCTATGATAAAATCAGGATGACGTTGTCCTCCAATTGAACCTACATAATCAGTAGAACTTCCATCAGTAAGAATGCAGAATATAGTTTTCTCACATTTATTGATTTTTTGAAAATTTCTAATAAGATTTTCGCATACTGTAATAGCTCCGCAAAGAGGAGTACAGTTCATATTAAGTACATGATTACCCATCAAAATGTGTTCTGAGGCTTTTTTATGCTGTTGATAGCTCATATTATTATGAAGTAGTCGTATGAAACTAGTCCCTTCTGTGGAGTACATAATACCATGAGCACTCAAATTATCAGGAACGATTCTATTACCTCCTGATGTAAATGCATATAGCTCATAAGGAATTTTCGATAGTCTGCAAAATTCGATTAAAATCAACGTTTGTTTAAACGTGTCAATAATGTTAGTTTGCATAGACCCCGACCAATCTAACAAAAAGAATAATCCGTGATTTTGTGAATCTTTGACTACATCCTTTCTCAAAAAAACATCTGAAGAACACATATAATTAGCTAATCTAGAAGTATCAAGATGTCCTGTTTTTGATTGTAGAGTTTTTTGATATTCTGATGCTTTTTTCCTCATATTAAAATATGACACCATCATTCCTACTAATGGTTTAGCAGAAGCCATTAGTTTAGTATACTTGTCAAACCTGCTTATATTAGAAAAATTATTTTCATACACATTTGTGTTTCTCTCCATCTCAGATAAAATTGTCGATATAGACTTTGCATTAGAGTCTACTGTTGAATATTCAACATTGGAAGGATTTTTATCAAACATCTCTTCCATAGCCTTATCAAACCCATCTTGAGTGATAGGGAGGTCTGGTTCGGACGAATCATTAGATTCGCTAGATTCTCCTTCACTATCTCCAGAATCTCCAGAATCATTAGAATCGCTAGATTCACTAGAACCCTCTTCACTATCTCCAGAATCTCCAGAATCGCTAGATTCACTAGAACCCTCTTCACTATCTCCAGAATCTCTAGATTCACTAGATTCACTAGATTCACTAGAACCCTCTTCACTATCTCCAGAATCTCCAGAATCATTAGACTGTGAAGAGGAACTTTTGCTATAATATTTGTTTGAATGTTGCTGTTGCTGTTGCTGTTGTTTGTCTCTCTTTGATTTTTCTAATATTTTTCTTGCTGCTTCTAGTGCAGCTTCTGGTGTCATAGCATAATCTACCATATCAACATACTCCATCTCATCGTCAGAGAATGGGATATCATGAATATGACCTATTTTAAAATGAAGATTTATTCTATCAATCAAAGCTAGAGATTTAATATCTTTATCTTTAATTTTAAAAAAATCCACCTCAGGATCTGCAAAATGCTCATAGAATCTGCGACAATCTTTTTTGGTTCCTGGATATTTAAGTTTGATAAGTTTTTCTATCCTAGCATCTTCTGTGACGTTGAAATATCTCATCAACGTGTTATCTTGTATATTTGCATAGAAAGAAGAATTTGATGGAGTATATAGAGCATGTGATACTTCGTGTGCTATGAACCAATCGTAAACATATTCTTCTTTGCCTGTCATGACAGGCAAAGATAACAACCTGGATTTAGGATCAAATGATGCAGTTTTACTCTTGTTGTTGTACACAACAACTAGGCTTTCTTTAGCCATGAGTTTAGCCAGAACTTCTTTGCTTGGAACAACAGAGCGTTTCATATCTACAACATCCTTACGATTTCTTGAATATCATCTTGATCAGTATAATATGTATCTTCATACGAATCAACAGAAAGAATATCTATTACATCTTTAACTGTGCGTTGTTTTGGCTCAGCTTTTTGTGTGTTAATTTTACTAACAACACCTTCTTTACCTGTGAATGTTTTTGGTGTTTTATAAACTCCTCGATCAACTCGGAGCTCTTTTTCCATAGGTAGATGATGAGTATATTGATCAGGAGCCTTAGACCATACATCAATAATCTGTTGGCGAGTGATTTGAGAATCGCATCCATATACATCACACAGATCTTTGAGAAATTTAAGTTTACGTTCTTTAGGTGTTGTCATAATATAATCTCCTTTAATTCAAATTAAACAATCAACATATATATAATATGCGATTTAAAGATAAGATCAACAGATATTTTATTGATTTTTATCTTTTTTTCATATATTATATAAAATGTATTATTAATAATAAGGAATTAATGTAAAGAATGAAGAAACACTTAGTGATCCCAGATAGTCATGCTATTCCGGGTGATTCTCTTGATCGTTATAAGATTCTGGGAAAATTTATTTTAGATCATAAACCTGATGTAATTGTTGATATTGGTGACTGGTGGGATATGCATTCGTTGTGCACTTATGATCAAGGAAAGAGAGATTTTGTAACAAGGAACGTCCAAGATGATATTGAAGTTGGTCATGAAGCAGAGAAGCTTGCTTTTGGACCTATTATAGAACACAACAAAAAAACAAAAGACAAATATAAACCAAAAATTTATAGAATATTAGGAAATCATGAGGTTAGAGTTGGGAAATTGAATGAGTATTTCCCTCAACATATAACAAAGCATAATCAATATCCTTCATGTTTTAATACAAGACTTCCACTAGATATGACAATCGTAAATTTTAAAGATTCTATCAAAATTGACGGAATCAACTACAGTCACTATTTTGTATCAGGTGTTAGAGGTGAGCCTATTGGAACTGCTAGGACTTTGGTTCAGAGGAAATTTCAATCATGCACAATGGGCCATACCCATTTTCTTGATCATTCATCGGGCAAAACTCCAGATGGAATTATGGTTAGAGGATTAATTTGCGGATCATACCATGAGCCTGATTATGCATCGTTTGCAGGACCTCAGGTAGATAAGGTTTGGTGGAATGGATTGATTTTAAAACATAACGTTAAAGACGGAGATTATGATTTAGAGGAGTGGTCTATCAAGAGATTAAATTCTGTATATGGAGATAAAAAAAAGAGCCGTTAAGGCTCTTTTTAATTGTATATTATTTCTTTAGACTCTTTAATCTAGCTTTAGCAGTTTCTCTAACATCTTCATCTTCATCTCCTAGAGCTTTTGAAATATGCTCTGGAGTTGCATTAGGATGTTCTACAGCAGCTCTTCTAACATATCTATCTTCATCTTCTAAAGCTTTTGAAATATGTTCTGAAGTTGCATTAGAATGTTCTACAGCAGCTCTTCTAACACTATATTCTTTATCCTTCAATGCTTTAGAAACATGCTCTAGAGTTGCCTTAGGATGCTCTATAGCAGCTGCTCTAACAGTCCAATCTTTATCCTTCAGAGCTTTTGAAATATGCTCTGGAGTTGCATTAGGATGTCTTATAGCGGCAAATCTAACACCACTAGATTTATCTTCTAAAGCTTTTGAAATATGCTCTGGAGTTGCATTAGGATGTTCTACAGCAGCTCTTCTAACACCTCTATTTTTATCTTCTAAAGATTTTGAAATATCTTCTGAAGATATTTCAATAGATTTTATTTTTTTATCAATACTTCCACCGTCTCCTTTTAATTCTCCGTGATATTTTTTAAGAGCATGATGAAGATCTTCTGCAGCTTCAACTCCTTCATCATCACCGTCTTTATAATCTTTTTGAAAATTTTTAATTAAAGAATGTAGAGGATGTTTAGGAGGGAGGTTTGGTTTTATATTAGATACATTATTATCAAGAGCATCAAGAGCATCCCAATCATCGTTATCAAAGTTTGAATGATGACTATTTTTAATAGCACTCACTACGTGCTTTAAATGCAAATTATTAACCGATTTAGATTCTGTTAAAAATTGTTTAAACGTTTTCATTAGTTAATCCTTTAGTTTATGTTTATATTTATATCATATAAAAATCTAGCGATCAGGTAATATATCGAGGATCGCTGATCGCTTCAATCATTAAGGATTCGGGTGTAATACTCTTAACATCTGCTCTTAGTATGTGTTTCAAAATATGAGGAGAGAACCCAGATACTAAAACAGTACCTTTATCATCAAACCTTACAGGAAAATTATTATAAGAATTTAGATTCCAAAAAATAATGCAAGGGATTTTATATCCTCCTCTAGAATATTTTTTACTAATAATATCCATAGAATTATCTGTGTAATGTGTAATACACTGGTTAAATTGCATATCCGACAATATTAGAATATATTTTGGCATATCTTCTTCAGATACATTTCCTTCTATAGCAACCTCAAGGATCTTGTCAAATACTCGTTCTATATTTGTTGACATATCCCATAAAGAGTCATTCAATTGTTTAAGCTTGTCTGAAATAGACCCTTTAAGGAGCTGAACTTGAGGTTCGTCTGAAAATGTCACAAAACAATCCTTAAAATCTCCTCTATTTTTATCAGATATATACAAACCTAAAGATACTGCTACATGCAAGGCTGTAAGGCTTCCTGACAATTTTGCCTCTAACATAGAGCCTGATACATCAACGACAGGGAGAATGGAAGCATCTCCTACATAATTAGGCAATGAGTTCCACTGAGCTTCTAATGCAGGAGAAAAAGTATTTCCTTCATTCCATACACTTCGAATAACATCATGAGGAAATACGCATGATGCATTAATTTTATCAAAACCTTTTGTAACAGATTCTATGTAGGATGAAAAATGTTGTTCTGAATTACGATAAAACGCTTTATTGTATCGACTCATAGCAACTGAAGGGACACGAGAGAAGTCAATATCATCAAATTTTTTATCACACATTTGAGTTTCAACGACTTGTTTCAAAGAAACAAGCATTTTTCGATATTGTCTAGGAGACATCCCTAGATATTTCATCAATTCTCTTGCTAATTTTTTATTTGATTTAGACTCATTTGGAGCCCATTTTGCTGCTAGTGGGTTGCCATCTTGTAAAGCTGTCTTAAAAATATCAAAGACAAAATATTTCATTTCTTGAGTTTCAAACTCAAGAATATCATCAAAACGCCCAATATTAGAAGCATTCATAGCAAGGAGTTTAGCATCTTCTATATTCTTTGTTTCAAGATATTTTAAAATATTCTTGAATACCTGTCTTTCACCAGCGCCTCCTCGAACATCTCTAGCCCATTGAACAATTTTTAATGAAATTTCTCTGTTTTGATCATATGCTTTTATGAACAAAGGGATAATATCTAACCCTCTACAAGCAGCAATTTGTCCAAATAGATCTACACAATAATTCATTGATGAGTTATATGCAGTCATACCATTAGTTGTAGTTGTTTTTTGAGATTGAATTGCATTAGAAAACGTCATATTAATCACCTTTTAAATTAACGCATAGAATAATAAAAATATCTCTTATCGAATAGAAGGTACAGGATGATGCTTTGTTTGCATTGAAATTGCTCTTAAGATTGCTGAAATCATCCTTTTATTTTATAAAATACGATAAGCAGATCGTTATCTTATCTTCGCTTTACGGATAAGCGTACAGTTACTAGGTGCAAACTAGCAGTATGATCTGTATATTGTAATATAGTTACTCACTAAGTCTGAATGATGTTCATAGAATTTTTATAGTAGAAGAATCTATATAACTTCTTTAGTCTGCTGGAAAATTTTTCATTTCCTTTGGCAGCAGATGCCTCTATCTTTAATATTGCTGTAATCATTCATAATTGTATTATATATAAAAAATTATTTAGAATCAACTGTTTTATTTTGATTTTCTATAATTGATTGGTATAGATATAATCTATCCTGCGCTAATTGCATGTTTAAGGATAGATTTGAAAAATTTGATGTATTTACACAATATTTGACATTGTCGTCTAAATTAATAACACTCCATTCAACACTGTTCAACACGAGAGGATTTGGTAAATTTGTTGATGATAGAGTGTTTGTGGGTAATGTATCATTAAACATTGAACACCCTGCTAGAATCACAGCAAACGCGCAGCAAACGCTATTTATTATAGTATTCTTTACACAAATCATTTACCTTACTCCTATCTCCTGTAGCGGCTGCAAAACATTCTATTCGTTTCTTAGAAGCATCATTTATAAGTTTCTCTACTCTCGTAGGTTTATGTTTAGCTGTATTATCAAGTTTTCGTAATACATCACATTGTTTTCGATAAGAATCAAATCCAAGACGTTCTGTGTTTAACTGAGAGTCATACTTTGATTTTAAATCAGCAATATCCTTGTTATACTTAACAATCAGCTCTTCGTATTGTGTTTTATACTGATTTAATGTGTTAATTTTATTTTGAGAGTAGTAGTAATATGTAGAGAACGTCATAATAGTTAACACATATATACCTATTATGTAAAGATATTTATATTTACTAAAATTAAATATTGAGAGAATATTTAATATCATCAACATCTCCTTCTACCAGCACGATACTATAATATAATCAAATTGCTGGTTACTGACGTGCTCTATTAAATTTCTATAGTTTATTGATGTACTTATAATCAAAAATATAGCAGAGACATACAATGACAATAGCAATAGAGCAATCGATTTATGGTTCATCAACTCCATAAAAAAATCATGTATGAATTTAATAATTTTTATCATCAACTAAATACTCCTTATTATAAAACAGGGGTTACTACAACAAATGCTAGAATAGCTGTTATAACAGCTATTAATATAAGAGCTACCAACCCATATACAACAGTTTTAACAGGAAAGTATTGATCTTTTGTTACAAAATTTCTATAGTGTTCTTTCCTTATTTCTTCTTTGGTACTAACTATCTCAGTTTTTAAATCATCCTTGACATTAGAAATTTCACTATGAATGTTTATAAGTTTTTGTTCAACATTTTCCAACGTTTTTATAAGATTGTCACTTTTATATGTATATATATCTTGCTGTCTTATTATGTTATGAACATCTTGCTTTACATCAGTAACTTCTTTATCAATTTTATTAACAATTCTCTGTAATTCGTTTATTTTATCCATATGGTCTGTCATATATCATATCTTTCGTTTAAAATATATCATGTCCCCAGTGGAACTATCTTTTAGTATAATATTTTTTTTAGGATTTTTTAAAGAATACTGTCTAATCTTGTTTCCAACTTCATCTTCTCCAACATATGTCTTATATCTGATATAAGGAACCTTTCCCTTCAATGATTTATGATATACATCAGATGTACAATGAAACACAGGATCTCCACAGTAATATTCGTCAGGAGTATGTAAATCATCCTCTTTAATATTTAACTTTTTATCAGGCATATCTATTCCTGAAGTAAAATTTTCATCTAACATTTTTCTAATCTATCTAATAATTTTAAATCAATTTCTAATTCATTTATATTTATTATATTAGAATTGATTAAAATGGCAGAAGGGCATCGATTTAAATATGTTAGCACTGTTTTTATAAGAGAAAAATGTTTAGAGTCTGATTTTAGAAATAGAATTTTTGTTGCTGCTATTACAGGAAACACATTCAATATAGCTACAAAATGATTTAGTATGATTCTTTCTCTTAAATCTGAGTTCATAGAATATCGTGTAAACAACTTCTTGATATGCAGAGGTATAGATAAATCATAGTAAAATTCATCTATACTTTCACAATTAGGATTATCATAAAACTTAGCGGCATATAAAAGAAAATTATCGTTTGTTAAATTGCTATTAATGTTCATTTAATGAATTATGTTTTTCAATTTCTTTGTCTGTAAGGAAATCGTCAAAAATTAGACGATTTCCTTTTAAGTGATGCCATGCTAGTCTCTTTGATACGAATTCTTTCGCTGCCACGAAAGCTTGATCACCTTTTGAAACAACATCTCCTCCTACTAACCATTTTCCTCCGACTTTTCTAGCATGAGTTTCATATCCATTAAGATATGCTAAATGTTTCGTATTAGAATCTTCAGTAAGAAATTCTTTAAACGTTTTCATCTTCATCTTCATAGTGTGACACAGCTTTTTCATAATCATCTGTAGTAATCACATCTTTTGTCTTAGAAATTTCTAAAAGATTCTCTACAAATTCATGCAATTCAGTGTCTTCCTTAACATCTTCCATAGCATGTTCTAGACATCTAATGAATGCAGGAACATTGATTTTGATTGTATCTGTCTCGTCCTTAGATTCGGTTAAATTGTCATGATTTGATCTAAAATCACAGAATTTCTTTTTCATCCCTTTGTTAATATTATCTTTGTTAGAAATCTCATCTAATTGTTCTCTATCTATACGACTACCAGAAGGTCTGTGTATATTAGCAATATACGTAGCTTTAGGATATTTTTTTAACATTTCAGACTTTGCTTTCGAGTAAGCTTCATCTTCATTCTTAGCTCTTACTGTTGTTTGATGAAGAAGCTCTTTGTCTGTGTCAGCATGTGTTGCTGTTAGACTTACATCGAAATTATATTCAGAAGCTTCCTCTAAAGGTCTAGCATTTATGATGCGAACGTTATCACCGTGTTTTTTACGAATCTGTTCTTTAGCATGTTTTATATCATTTGCATCTAAAGTTTTAGTTATTTCTTCGTCTGTTTTAGGATGAACAAAAGCAACTTCATATTTTCCTTTAGAACCAAATATTTTAGATTTAGACTTATCCCATCCTTGTTCATGCCTACCGAGAGCTTCTTTAATACAATCTTGCTCATCATCTCCATCTAAAGAATCCGTTTCTTCTGTTAAATGTTTTCTCAGAACAGATGTTTTGTAATCTCCTCCATAATAAGTTCCTGTATCCCCTCCTGTAAAATGAATAGTATCACCAGATCTTTTAGCTGTCCATTTAGCACCAGTCTCATCTTTAAATCTAGCCTCCTCTTCGTCTTCTAGAGAAGATATTATTTTTTGATGTTCAGGATGAAGAGGTATAGACCAATCAGCTCCTTGATGAATAGTTTTCATTTTTCCCCAAGAGTACTCTTTAGTTTTGATTGTTGCTTCATCTAAATGAACAAAAGTCAGCTCATCATCTCCATCTTCACTATTTAAAATATCATCCATATCTTCAGGATCGGTAATATTTACAATCAAATGTACATCGTGTATCAGCTTAGCACCTTCTTGTGTATATTCAAATTGCTTCCCTGATATTTTTCTCCATGAAAGTGTTAAAAATACATTTTTAACACTTTCATGGAGAAAAATATCAGGGAAGCAATTTGAA